GTCCAAAGGTTAGTTGTAGGTCCTGATACTTAGGATGTGTTAGTCTGTTCTTGATGGAGAGCAGGAACTTTTGCGCCATAGCCTGTGTCTTAGACACAATCATGATTCTGATGTTTGGGTTCTGGCAAATCCGATAGACAGCATAGTTGACCGTAATGGTCGTAGACTTTGCATGTTCTGGTGGAGTGTTAACAATTAATAAATCTTGAGCACCCTGTTCGTAGGTTATGGAAGGGTGTAAGTCTTTGGGTTCTCTACTTTCCAGTAGGTCAATCCAATGTTCTTGATGCTTGAAAACTTTAGTACCGAGATACTTCTCGGAGAATTCGGGGAAGGGTGGTACTTCCCCTCTTGTGTTTCCTATTTCGCCACGGGCGGTCATAGACCGCACCTTGTCTACAGCCAGAGCGAAACTAGGGTCAACCTTTCGGTAGTACTCGTAAGTCTTAATTGACCTACCTACGGCATCCATAGCCTTTTGGGTAGAGTACCCCTGCATTAAAAAATCTATAACTTGCTTTTTGATAGCATCACTTTTATGTGAAGCAGAGGTTATGCGTTTTCTTTCCATAGGTTCTCCAAGGCGGACTGTAGGGAGCCTTGGGCTTAACTTCTAACCGAAGGGCGAAGTCTAAACGAAGCCCGAAGGTTAGGGCTAATACTAGGCAACAACCCTACGGGTTGTAGTTACTGTTCGGAGGCTCCGATAATTTTGCCTCCTCACTTATACTATAGGTGTCCAGAAGGTCCTTAGCGGACACTTCTGGGCATGTGATTTATGCCACACTTCTAATAAATCAATAAAACCGCAGGTCAGAGCCACCTTGATGGGGGGCGAGGACTAGCAAAGTTATGTAAGTAGATACACATACACATACACTTAGCGTTTTTAAAAACCCTGGGGTGCGTTTACCGCACCTCGCACTTCTATATTCAATACTGCATGGCATGGCTTTACACTTGCAATGCTAGGAGGAGCAGAAACTAGAGCAGGCGCGGGTTTTTACTCCATAATTCCACCCGCTTATTAATCGCCCCGCGCCCCCCGCTTTGCTTTGACTTAGTGCCATCTCATTATGTGAGATGAGCACAGGCACACGGGCATATATAACAATTCTGTTATTTTTCAAAAATCTTTGCAAATATAGTTGACAACTGGCAACTGCATAAATTACGCTCCGTTTATTAAGTCATAACGATGTGACTTAAAAAAGACAGGAGAAAAAAATGGCAACAACAGCAAAGAAAGTTAATCAAAGCAGCAAGGCAGAAAACCTTTCAACTTTGACAATCGCTTTAGAAAAAGCCCATGCAATTATCAAAGAAGAAACAGGCGCTCCAAAGGCAACAATCCTTGCTACTAGAAACTTGAAAGGCAGAAAAGGGCACTTTACCCATTTTACACCTTGGACAACTAAGGAGGGAGATGCCTTTAATGAAATCGCTTTTAATTTGGAGCATTTCACAACTGCAGAGGAATTACTTTCTACCCTATTGCATGAGGTGGCTCATAGCCTTAACTTTTCAAATGGAATTAAGGACACCTCCTCAAATCAATACCACAATGAAAAATTCAAATCACAGGCAGAGGCTTTAGGTCTTAAGACAAAAGAGGTCAAAGGCAAGGGACACGCCTCCACAGAGTTGACAGAATTTGGCGCTAAGAGATGGGCAAAGGCTCTTAAAATCATCACCGATGCGCTAGCCTTAACTGCAACAGGAGAGGGCGCTCAAAAGCCAAAGGGCAGAAACACCAACTTAATCAAAGCGGTTTGCGATTGTGAAAACATAATCAGAGCCAGCGCCACAGTTATTACAGCAGGCGTGCGCTGTGAGAATTGTGAAGAATTATTCAGAGAGGAGGCTTAGGACTTAAGACAGAAAAGCCCCCCGCCCATAAGATGGCGCAGGCTCAAGACCTACGGGGGGCACAATGTGAGCCAACTCACGGGGCTAGGTAGTTGACAACTGCCAGCCATGAGAGGAAAATCGGACACAGAAAAACAGAATTAGAAAGGTTCTAGTTCTGAATTAAGACAGGAGAAAAAAGAAATGGAAACAACAAACGAAAATGTGCAATTATCTAATGCATCGTTTCAATTTGCAGACGATTACATTTTGGTGGTTGACAATGATTTCAACGCATACACCAAAATTATGGAGATGCAAGAAACCAAAACGCGCAACATGCCCGCACTATCTGACAAACTACGGGGAGAATTCGAAACTTACATCTCCCAAGTTGTGGAACGCGAGCAAGAAAACGGGCACGAAATAGGAGCGCTTTTAATCTCTCAAATGCTTTTGAATTGGGGTTCCTCCACCTTTGATTTAATAGCCAAGCATTATTTAGCATCTTCAAGGGAGGCTAACTAATGAAAGACGAAATCTCAATCGCAGGGGTGAAGGCTTACACAATCGCCCGACTATTGGAGGAATACGCCAACTCTGAAGGTGAGGGCGCATTACCTACCAGCAAGCGCCAAGCATGGAACATCGCCCAAGATTTGAAAGAGGAGGCAAAGTAAATGGGACTTAAGACAGAATTTGTCCACGAGGTTGAGATTATTTACGAAACCACGGGCGACTATATGAATTTTAAATTTAGGGCTGACGAAGAAACAGACCCTATAAAAATCTTTGAAGAGTTCACCCGCAACTGCTCCATAATTGTGCACAGCGTGGAGGAAGATGAAGTTGAGGTTGATGACGAAGACGACAGCGACATCTACACAATCAAAGTTGAGGAGGTTGTGGCTTAAGACAGAAAGCCCCGCCCAAGTGGTGGCAAGTTGGGAGCAATACCCAAGCGGGGCGCGGTGTGAATTACACCACATTTTAAAAATATGCTTGACAACTGACAGGCGTATCTTTAAAATGTAATTAGCACGACAGGTTAGGAAAAGTTCTTAACCTTACTTAAGACAGGAGAAACAAGATGAGAGAAACAAACTCTTTTGTTTGCTTACAACCAAGCGGACATTATGGGGAGGCTTTGAGATACAAAGGGCTGTTAAAAATTGGACAATCTTTTGTTATTGACTACAAATCTTTTATTAGATTTGCAAATACTGGACAGGTTTCAGAGCCTGTTTTTGTATCTGACAATTATGGCGATGCAATAGCAGAAGCCAAAAGATTAAATGACTTAAGACAGAAGGCATAACATGTCAACGAGAAGCATGATTGGAAAAGAAAACGAAGACGGCACGATTAGGGCGATTTACTGCCACTATGACGGCTACCCTGAGGGAGTAGGTCAAACCTTGGCTGACTTCTATACAGATGAGGACAAGATTGATGCACTTTTAAATCTTGGAAATCTTTCTGTATTAAGACAGGAGATTGGAAACAAACAAGACTTTAACGATTACAAAAACCATAACGAAAACTGGTGCCTTGCCTATGGCAGGGACAGGGGCGAGGCAAATCAAGAAGCCAAGGTTTTTAACTTCCGAGGTGATTACCTTGACTATGCCCGTAGTTCATGGGCTGAGTATGCATACATTTACACAAAAATTGGTTGGGCTTGGTGGAGTTTAACAACGCCTGAGCCAACAATCCTAAAGCCATCTTTAGTTGTGGCTTAAGACAGGAGATAAATAATGTGTGGCGATTGCTTACAAGATATAAAAATTTGCGGGTGCGATAAATGAACCTGACAAAACGAGGGCGCAGAGTAAGGGCGGGGCTATTGACCGCCCTCTTACTAGCCATAATTTGGCTACTAAATGATGCAACTACACCCGACCAATGCAAGGTTGAGTTTGAAAACTTATCTCAATTTTGCCTTGACTTACTATACAAATAAATCTGACTTAAGACAGGAGATAAAATGAAACTTAAATGGGTAGAAGTTCAGCCTAAAGATATAGAGCCACGCCTTAGATGGAGTGAGGAAACTGGTTGGGTTGAGAAAACAAAACCAACTGAACCAATTTATGTATTAAGACAGGAAGATGACAATGAGTGAGATGTCTATGAGTTGGGGAGAGATTGCAAACTTAACCCACGAAACGCAAGTGTCAAACTTTGGTTGGTGTTGGTGCGAGGACAACGAAGGTAATCAAAATCCATACGATGATTGCCCAAGTTCTGACTTAATACATGAGAGCAACATCACATCAAAGACAGTTGACAACTGATAACTGTGTGATAGTGTTATACCAATACCAACAGACAGGAGAAAACAAATGGACACAAGCAACACATTAACAGTAAGCAAGACCTTTACAGTTGACCAATTATGGGAAGCGGTTTGGGGTTGTGATGGTGCTGGCATGTATTACTGGTGCAGAAAACTACGCAAACCAAACTACCAAGGTATTGACTTATGGCTTAAGAAAGATGGAAAGATTGTGCCAAACCCTCAACCCGTAAGAGTTTATGACAGCATCGGAGAGAAGTCTTATGTTGTTGAGATTGAGGATATGCGTAGAGGATATGAACTGGCAATCAAAGCAGGTCAAACTCATTGCGGTGGATACCCACTAGATACTGAGGATTATGACGCTTGCTTTGGCGACATGATTATTCAATATGCAATCTTTGGAGAACTAACTTACGGATAGTCCGTAGGTTATGACTTAAGACAGGAGAAAAATAATGCAGGTAGAAAGAGCAATCAAAGCACTACAACAATTACCAAAAGATGCAGAGGTTTGTATCCAATGGTATGAACAAGAGGACATGTCCAAGATGGGCATAGATGGAGAAGAAACTGTGTCTGATGAGGTTTGGTTAGAAGCCAACCGCATCTTTGATAAGTGGGAGTTCAGCGACATGCGCTACTTATTAGATGATGCCATCAGCCAAGCAGAAAAAAACTTATTACTTAAGACAGGAGAAAAGCAATGAGCAGACAGTATCACTTTGTGATTATGTTTGATGATGAAACAAATCAATGGGACTTTGATATAGGTGGTGAGGAAATTGCCTTTAACAACGGCACCATCTATAACGATGAAACCAAGAGTTGGGAGTTTGGCTACGCTGGCGATGGAAATTTTGTTGGCATGGAAGATGAACTCGCAACACAATTAACTCAACAACTAGACAAGTGGAACTTATTACTTAAGACAGGGAGCAAACAATGAAGTTCACAACAGAACAACTGCTAATG